TAGATATTTTAGAACAGCTGAAGGAAATTTATAATGGCATTAACAACATTTTCAGGATTAAAATCATCTATAGCAGATTGGTTAAATAGATCTGATTTGACAACTCAAATTGCAGATTTTATTGCACTAACTGAAGCTGACTTTAATGCTAAACTAAGAATACGACAGATGGAACAAATAGATGCTATTACAATAGATTCTGAAACAGAATCTGTTCCTACTGGTTTTATAGGTGTAAGATCTTTTTATATACTATCAGCTAGTACCAAATATGCTTTGGAATATATAACTCCACATAATATGTTTGAGATTAAAGCTGGATCAACAACTGCTAGACCTAGAGTCTATACAATTGAAAGTGATAATGAAACAGAAACTTTACGTTTTGGGCCTTCCCCTGATTCTGCTTATACTGGGTACTTATCATATTATAAAAGTTTTGGAGCTCTTAGCGATTCTAATACAACAAATTACATTTTAAATAATCATCCAGGAATATATTTATATGGTTCATTATACCATGCAGCTAACTTCTTAGGTGGTATAGATCCTAACCAAGTACAACAATGGTTACAGATGTATATTGCAGCTATGGAAAGATGTGAAAATAATGACAAACAAGATTCGTATGGTGGAGCACCTGTTCAACAAAGAACAGATGTACAAACAGACTTATCATTTTATAGAGCTAGATAATGATTGATAAAAAAGAAAGAAAACAATTAAAAAAAGCATCAGCTCATCATTCTAAAAAACATATGAATATGATGGTTAAAGATATGAAAGCTGGTTTAAGTTTTAATAAAGCTCACAAAAAAGCTGTTAAAAAAGTAGGAAAATAATGCAAATACCTTTTGGAGAATGGCTACCTGATCAACCTGCACATGGTATGAAAGGTGCTAACGTAGCAACTAATGTTTATCATGCTTTGGGATCTTACAAAAGATTTCCATCATTAGTATCATATTCAGGTACATCAAATACTACAAAAGATGCACATGGTTCAGGTTCATTTAGAGATAACTCTAATGCTGTATTTAATTTTGTAGCAACTAAAACAGATATATATCAATTAGCATCAGGAGCTTTTACTTCTCGTAAAGGAAGTTTAACAGGAGATGATGATGACTATTGGACATTTACACAGTTTGGTGAACACATTATTGCAAGTAATGGAGTAGATGCAGCTCAATTTTATTTAATGGGAACATCAACTAACTTTGCTGCTCTTACTTCAATTCAAACAGCAGGAACTTGTCCTGTGTTTAGAGTTTCTGGAGTGATAAGAGATTTTTTAGTTACAGGTAATATAGTTGGAGCAACAAACAGAATTCAATGGTCTGGTATTAATGACATAACAGTATGGTCAGGTAAACAATCAGACTTTCAAGATCTTCCAGGATCAGGTGGTAGAGTTGTAGCTATAACTTCTGGAGAAGTAGGTTATGTATTTAGACAAAACCAAATAGTACGTATGGACTATGTTGGTGGAGCAACAGTATTTAGACTTTCAGTAATTTCACCTAATAGAGGTGCAGTATATGGAAGAACAGTATGTCAAGATAATAGACGTGTATTCTTTTATGCTGATGATGGTTTCTATGAAATACAAGGTGATAACGTAGTAGGTATTGGAGTAGAAAAAGTTAATAGATTTTTTGATGCTGATTTAAACAAAGCATATGCTGATAGAATAGTAGCAGCAACAGATCTTTTAATACATTAGCTATGTGGTTGTACCCATCAGTTAATAATACTTCTAATACAACAGGTACTTGTGATAGAATGATTATATATAATTACTCTACACAAAAGTGGTCTTTAGCAAAAACAAACGCTAGTCAAATATTTCCACAATTTGTAGGAGCTTATACTGTAGAATTAATGGATATTATATCTGAAAATCTTGAAGATATTAATGCTGCATTAGATACAGATTATTGGGATGGTGGACAGATGTTTTTAGGTGGAATAGATAACGAATTTAAAGCTGCAATCTTTTCAGGAAACTCAAATGAATGTGAAATAGAAACAGCAGAATTAGAAGGTTTCCCAGGTGCTAGAACTAACATTCAAGGAGTTAGACCAATAGTAGATGCAGAAGCAACAGTAACTGTAAAAACTAGAGAAAGATTAGCAGATACAGAAACAGAATCTAGTTCATCTACAATGGTAGATAGTGGTATTAATCCTGTTAGACAATCAGGAAGATACATAAGAGCTAATGTAAAAATAGCTGCAGGAACAACATTTAAACACGCACAAGGAATTGATATAGTTGCATCAAAAGCAGGATATAGATAATGACAGATACAACAGATATAGATAATGTTAGATATTCTATGGAGACACAAGAATTTTTTCAAAGACAAATTGAAGAAGCAATTAATACATTAGTAAATAAAAATAATAGCGAAAGCGATAAAGCATTCGTATGGTTTATGGAGTAAATTATGGCAGGAACATTTTTAGGTAAATACGATACAACATCAGCAAACAATACAGCTACAGGAACAGGAGCAGTTTCAGTTGCAGAAGGAATGCTACCATCTAATATAAATAATGCTTTTAGAAGCGTTATGGCAGATATTAGACAGCATTATAATGAAGCTGAATGGATTGAATATGGTGATGGTGCAGGTACTTATACAGCTACTTATGCATCAGCTACATCATTTACTATTGATGGAGCAAATGTAACAGCTATTTATCATGCTGGACGTAGAGTTAAAGCTGTAGCATCAACGCCAGGCACAATATATGGTACTATATCTAGTACATCCTTTTCAACAAACACAACAGTTAATGTAACTTGGGATTCAGGAAATTTATCTAGTGAAGCCATTACAAGTATACATATTGGTGTATTAGCTAAAACAAATAACTCAATACCTACTGGTGTTATAGCAACAGCAAATATAGCTGATGGAGCTGTTACTCTTGCTAAACTTGGTGCTGATTCTGTAAATGGAACTAAAATTGCAGATGATGCTATTGATTCTGAACATTACACAAATGGTAGTATTGATACTGCCCATATAGCTGCTGACCAAATAGTAGGATCTTTAATTGCAGATAATGCAATTGATAGCGAACATTATACTGATGGGTCAATCGACACAGCACATATAGCTGCAGATCAAATTACTAATGCTAAAATAGCAGATGATCAAATAGACTCCGAACATTACGTAAATGGATCAATTGACACTGCTCACATAGCAGATTCACAAATTACTTCTGCAAAAATTGCAGATGGTGCAATTCTTAATGCAGACATAAATGCTTCTGCTGCAATCGCAGCAACTAAAATACATGATGGTACAATCTCTAACACAGAGTTTGGACATCTAAATGGTGTAAGCTCAAATATTCAAGATCAAATAGATGCTAAAGGTGCTTCTAATGCTAATTTAACAGCGATTGGTAACTTAGCAAAAACAGATGGTAATTTAATTGTTGGTAATGGATCAACATGGGTAGCTGAAAATGGTGGTACTGCTAGAACTTCTTTAGGACTAGGAACTATCTCAACTCAAGCTGCTAACAGTGTATCAATATCTGGTGGATCTATTACTGGATTAGGAGCACCTTCATCTGGTTCAGATGCAGCAACTAAAACTTATGTAGATGGATTAGTTACAGGATTAAAAACTAGAATTATTTGTAGAGCTGCAACAACAGCTAATATAACAACAGCAACAGATTTACAAGCTGGAGATAGTTTAGATGGTATTACACTTGCAGAAGGAAACAGAGTATTAGTTAAAAACCAATCTACTGCATCACAAAATGGTATTTATACAGTAGCAGCTAGTGGAGCTAATGCAGGTAGAGATACAGAATTTGATGCTATTGGAGAACTTGCTGGTCAAATGGTTATTGTTCAAGAAGGATCAGCTAATGCAGATAAATTTTTTCTATGTACTACTGATAGTTCAGCTAGTCTTGGATCAGATTCTATTACTTTTACAGTTGTACAACCATCTAATGTTGGAGATGTAACTCTTACTGGTACACAAACTTTAACAAACAAAACTTTAACGTCTCCAGTTATATCAGATATAGTATCTGTATCTAATGGAGATATTAATTTAACACCAAATGGCACAGGTCATGTTACTGTTAAAGGTAATACTAATCCAGGTTCTATTCAATTTAATTGTGAGTCTAATTCACATGGTCAAATATTAAAAGCACAAGCCCATTCAGTTGGTACATCAGCAACAATTGTTTTACCTGCAGCAGCTGGTACTTTAGTTGGAACTGGTGATACAGGAACTTTACCTTTAGCTGCTATGGATATTGATGGAGGAACTGATATTGGTGCAGATTTGACTACATCTGATTTAATTGTAGTAGATGATGGAGCTGGTGGTACAAATAGAAAAGCAGCTTTATCAAGAGTAGTAACCCTAATGTCAGCACAAGGATTTGTAACAGACGACCCTACAGCCCTTGCAATTGCACTTGGATAAGTTAAATTAATAAAAAGGAGAAAATAAAAAATGGCAAATACGTTTAAGGTAGTAACCTTTGCAGCCGAACCAGCATCAGCAGGTACACCATATAAAATGTATACTGTAGCAGGAAGTACAACAACTGTTGTTCTTGGCTTGATTCTTACTAACATTCATACTACAGCAGTTACTGTTGAAGTAGAACTTGTTAGTGATACAGCAAATAGAGCTGTAGCTAATAATACTGCAAATGGTACAGCGTTTTTAGTTAAAGATGTATCAATCCCAGCAGGAAGTTCTTTAGAGCTTTTATCTGGTGGTAAAGTTGTATTAGAAGCAACAGACGAAATTAAAGTAGATTGTTCTGTAGCTGATAAACTATCAGGTACGCTTTCTATAATGGAAATTACATAGGATTAATTAATGGCTTATATAGGTAATACACCTGCAGAAAATTATGCAAGTTT